GGTGTACAGCGTCGCCAGATATTCCTGCTTGTACTGAGTCTGCGAACGAACGCCAAGCTGCTCAACCAGCACCATCGCATCACGATGACCCATCAGGCAAATCCGATCGGCACCCGAGCTACCCGCGCCAAAGTCGGCGTTGGAGGTAACAAACACAGGGATACCGTACAGATTGCCGATTTCGCCATTGCGAATCGCGTTGCCATCACCCACAAACGCCTGTTCCGTATAACGGGCCAGACCCATGAGGGTGTTGCGGCTCGACGGCGGGATGATGAAGAAACGACCGTCCATCGGGGTGTCGTTGTCATCCAGACGCTGAATCGTGCGACGGATCGCAGCGTCAGTCAGAGCAGCGGCGTTGGAGGTGCTGCTGTTGTACGCGGTCGTGCCATCCGAGCCAATGAAGGCTTTGGTGGTGGCGGCAGCGGTGGCGTAGTCATCGGTACCAACCGTGGCGCCGTTGAAAGCGCGGCCCAGTTGAATCAGGTCGGTATCAACCTGACGCGCCAGGGCGTAGCCAGCGTCTTCCGTGTAGAAAGAACGGAGGCTCGACAGAGCTTGCACTTCAACGATATCCTCGATCAGGCGCGAGTACTCATAGTGCTTGTTAATCAGCACTTGAACCTCGGTTTCCGTCGCGGCGATCAGCGTCACGGCGGTCGAAACCGCTTTCACGCTGGCGCTACCACGGGTCGGGGCAGGAACGTGAACGGTGTCACCTTTCTTGCCCTTGAAGTTCATACGCTTGACCAGATTGGCCGCAACAAGGTTTTTCTTGTACGCGGCAACAATCTCATCACTCCAGATTTCCGGAATGAAGGTTGCTGCGGTGGTGGTGGTTACTGCTGGGGTAGGAAACGGCATGGTTTAATCTCCTTGAGTTATCGTACACGACCCTCTGCGTATGCTTGCATAATCTCGTCAGAGAGTGCTTCATACCTTTGAGGGTCAGTCATTCGTAAACGGATAAGGTCTGCCCTTCGATAGACTCGTTTGGAAGATTCACCCGAACCACCTACATCAACAGATGCCGCTTTCAGAGCCTGTTTACGGACTTTATCTCCGCTTTGCTCCGCTTTTTTCGCGGCAACACCTTTAAGTTGCTTGTAGGTAGAAAGCAGTTCGTTCGCACTGTCGTAATCATACTCACCGTCAGCCTTTGCCCACAGGTCTAAACGGACTTTGCTGGATTTAACCCATTCCGCGAATTGAGGGTCGCGTGCAACGTCCATAAAGTCAGGATGTTCTGAGGACAATTTTTGCTGAATCTGAATCTTTTTCAGTTCCAGAGCAGCCTGTCTTGCGGCAATAACATCAGGATGAGTAGCAACAGTATTCGCTACGGCTTTCTTGGGGTCTTCAAAGAAATCTACTTCAGGTTCTTTTACTTCGGTAGTTTTTTGCCCTGCAAGGTTTTGTTTGATTAAATCATCGGCAAGTTTCCGAACCTCTCCGACCTCTTGAGCTTGTTTCCCAATCAGCTTTTCGGCCTCTTGGTGCATCTTAATGATGTCATCCAGCGACTTACCCTTGTATTTTTCAGGGATATCGTTGGAAACTTCCTCAACAGTCTTTTCCAGGTCAGATATTTCCGACACCTTATCAAGAACCTCGTCTGTGCTGTCAACATTATTGTCAACCAACATACCTTTCCCGCCTTTCTGGTTATGGGAGATTAAACTCGCCAAATAGGTTATGAGTTTGCTTTACGTTCCGCTTTTAGCTTTTCGCGGTGAATCCGATCGAATTTCCCATGTGCAGAAGGAAACGAACCAGACCACCCCTCAAGTTTAATAAACGGAGTTGAGATGACGCGGGAAGCTGCCGCGCCGCAGTCACACTGAACGCTATTGTGTTGATACTCAACGTAGCGTTCTAACCTATGTCCACTTTCGCAGACAAATTCATACATCCTTTTCATTTAATTCCTCGTAAGCCCTGGAACTGATCTCGTTCAGATTTACTAGCCAATCCAAGATGCTTAACTCACCTTTATTAAATTGTAACTGAGATTCATTCTCAATTACAGCGATATTATTTAATGTTTTTCTGATCTTTTCAACGTCTTCTATTAAATCTTTCCACCCTTCCGTTGCCATCATGGAAAAGCGGTTTTCGTAGTATTTCTGGAGTTCAGGCGTCATTGGTTTCTTCTTTTTTCTCCAAAGAAGTCTTTAACAGACCAAAAAACGCATCCCTTCCAACCTGAAGTTGATCGACGTTAAACCTGGCAGACGCCAGTTTTCTATCTAAATCCGCAACGTGATTGACTAAAACCTGCTGCTCTTGGGTCATATCGTTGAAGTCGTATTCAACACCATCTATGCTGATAGGCTGTGTTTTTTTCTCGGCCATCTCAGTCTCTCCTTAAAAAATTAGCTACTTGCCCAAGGCAGCGGAAGGGTTACAACGGGCGGATTCTTCTGAGTTGCAATCTGACCCTCTACGTTCGCTTCAGTGGCGTCTTTATCAACGCCACTTGACCAACACCAGCCAAGAACCTGATCCTGAGTCAATTGGTCGTATGGCGTGAAAGACCCGCCTTCGTAGGTGAAAGAACAAGAACCATAAACAGTGGCAGCATAGTCTCCATCAACTCCGTTACACCTCCATGCAGCGGTAATCACCACATCGGTTTCACCATCCTGCTGAACCGCGCACTGCATTTGTTCGATAACCCAAGTGATTTGCGTCATTTTCTGTCCTTTATTAAGCTTGCATAATTATCCAGTTAGTTCCATCAGAAACCAGTGTTGCCCAAGTGCCAGCGGTAGCCGCAAGGATGGCCGTTCCAGCAGCGCCACCAGCAAGAGGCACTACGTTACTTGCGTTAGAGATTACAGTAAACGCGGCAATGGTCTTGATCGTAAACTCTCGGCCAGTCCAGCTAGACGCAGCGGGTAGGGTTACGGTAATCGTTCCGGTGCCATTGCAGATAATCCAGTTTTCAGTGGCAGCAAGGGTAAAATCTCCAGTCTTGGTAACAGGAGCGCCACGGCCAAAGGAGCCAACGACTTGTAGCTTGTTTACAGGCGATGCAGTCCCAATCCCCAAGTTACCGGATGTATCAAGCCTCATCCGTTCTGCGAGATTAGTATAGAAATACAGATTCCCGCTAACCATTCCTATAAATGCGTTATTGGCGACACCATCCGTAAAATTAATATTTACATCAGCACCACTGGCGCTTGAAGCCAAACGCAAAGCATCACCATCAAGCAGAGTTGTGCTTGTATTTGCTATCTTTACATTTAGCCTATAGCCCTGTGCGCTAGTTTCCCCGATTGCCAATCTGCCCGAGGAGTCGAGACGCATTTGCTCCGAGAACCCACTGCCGTTCCTAAATATAATGTTACCCGCAGCGCCACCAGTATTTGAATCAATATAAAAAGCAGTAGAGCCGGTATGCCGCATACCGCCTGCTAGGTAAACACCAACGCTTGACCCGTCCTGCGTAACCCTAATGGCACCGCCAAGTGACAACCTATCGCCAGCCGAAGTCGTGCCAATGCCCAAGTTACCAGAGGCGTCCAGCGTCATTGCTGTGGTAAACGTTATTGCGTTCCCTGCGGTGCCAGATGGGGCGGTGAACCAAGAATGAATGCCGCTTGTTTGTTGATAGCGCGATGCTGTAGTGGTCGTTAGATAAACCCAATTTGTTCCGTCAAAGTAAGCGTTATTTACAAGCCTAACAGTAGCTGAGTCACAGGCAACAGAGCCTACAGTGCTAACCTGAATCGCTTTTTGAGTTGGCCCCCAAGCACTCGGCGTAACACCCAATCCCAAGTTACCGCCAGCGGTCAGGCGCATTAGTTCAGCAAAAGAACCAAGAGCCTTCGTTGTGGCAGTCCCGAATCGCAGCGCAGGTGCGGTATTCAAAAAGAAAATGCCGGGGCCATTAGAGCCTGTGCCACCAAACATACCCGCAAACTGACCATCAGACCCTGCAATGCTCATCTGTGCGCTAGAGGCGGAGCTGACAATATCTAGCCGGTTTGCGGGAGAGGCAGTCCCAATCCCCAAGTTACCGGAGACATTCAGCGTCATCGCTTGGGTGAACGTTATTGCGTTTCCTGCGGTGCCGGAGGGGGCTGTAAACCAATTATGTGAGCCGCTGGTTTGTTCGTAGTATGTCGCGTTTCCTGTGCCAGCGTATTTCCACGAAGTATCGTAATATGAATTTGTCCCAAGTATGCTTTGCCCACCAGCACCATACAAGAATGTTCCTGTTACGTTAGCAATTTGCAAAACTCTACCGACTGTCCACGCACTCGGAGTAACACCCAAACCCAAGTTGCCAGAGGCGTCAACGCGCATCCGTTCGGTGCCAGCCGCACGAAATACATGGATTCCTGACGAGCCAGATGTATAGTAGTTATCGCCGTTAACGCCAAAACCGACTAAAAAGGAGTTTGCTCCTGCGCCAGTAATTCCGTTGACATCAAGTTTTCCAAAAGGTGAAGCAGTCCCAATCCCTAAACCAGTAGTTGTCAGACGAGCCTGTTCTGCGCCACCAATAAGCCACCGATAATCGGTAAGGACATCGCTTTGAATAGTCCCTGCCGCACTACCGGCGATGTTAGAACCAAATGCTGTGATCGTTGCCGCGGTGTTGCTTGAAGAATCAGTAAGTAATCGGATAAATGAAATCTGCCCGACGAACTGATTAGCCATTGAAGTAGTGCTAGACCTGTAGAAATTAATTACAGGAGGAGCGCCAGTAGTGGCGCTTGTTGATTCAAACGTTCCCCTAGACGCAACGCCACCAGCACCAGAAACGTGCAACCTGGTAGTTGGCGATTGTGTGCCAATACCAAGATAACCAGATGAATTAATACGCATTGACTCAACACCGCCTTCAGTAAAGGCAATAGTGTCTTCATCAGGGAAGAAAAGCCCGGTATTAGTATCACCAACATTGTTTAAGGAAGGGGATGACGCACTACCGTCGTCTAGCGATACAGTTCCGGTTGATGGGGATAAGGCGTCAATCTGAGCTTGCAGGTTAGCTAAAGCATCAATAACGCTTTGCGAAGTGCCACCACCATTAGTAATCACCTTGATCTTTTCAGCAAGATCAGGCGCAATAACCTCGCCTACGTTGATTTCTTTCCCGGAGTCAAGAAGAATAATAAGACTGCCATCGAAGTCAACATAAGCACTTGATACAGAAACGCCGTCTTTACCATCTGCGCCATCTTTGCCAGGAAGCCCATCTTTTCCATCGCGGCCAGGCTTTCCATCTTTACCGTTCTTGCCGTCTTTTCCATCGCGCCCGTCTTTTCCGTCAATTCCATCACGGCCGTCTTTAATAGATGCAACGCGCGTCTCAATGGCATTTCCAACATCGTCAAATCGAGAACGAATATCATTCTCAATTTTTTTAAGCGCCTGGACTACGATTTCTACATTTTCAGCAATCTTTTTCTTTTGAATCTCTTTGCTTTGAGCAATAGATTTATGGACAGATTCCAGAACAGTTAACTTCTGCTCATCAGTCATTTCATCCAGGTTTGGCACCAAACTCATTTCAATGCTCCAGATAATTGCTCAAGAAACTCATTCTCTACGGAACGTAGGTTTTCTTGCTTAGTTGCCATTTGAAGCTCAACGATCTTTGACTTGTTCTTAATGTCAGCTTCTTTGAGCATTAACTCAGCAATCTTGACTCTTTTATCAAACTCTTTTGACGCAAGATCGTCGTTAGTGGGAAGGTTCTTCGTAACCGCAGACATAGTCTTTGCTTCAATCTCTTTCGGAAGCAGTTGAGTCTCGACTGCAAGTTTCGTAGCTTCAGCCCTGTTCTGTTCTGCCTGTGTAGTCTGAACAGCAATCTGCGCTTGAGCAGCTTGGATAGCCAATTGTTCTTTAGCCATCTGAAGCTGTTGCGCTTCAGGATTAGGTTGAGCCATCTGTTCCAGCATGGCAATCAGTTCATACCTGTTGGACAGACTGGAGTTCGCAAGGATGCCTTTCAGAATCACAGGAAGAACAGGCGTATCTGGCCCTAAAGTCTGGAGGAGGCCGATAAACTGTTGCTGCTCGTACTCCCGAGCGATAATCCCCAAAGTCGCGGTAGGTATGAACTTCATATCCACAGATGGAT